TAATTTGTGAATCAACTGCAGGTAATTTGTCGGACTTAGGACCTTCTTTATCAATGATTCTAGCTTTCATAAGAAGTAAATCAGAATACGCTGTGTATTTACCTTCATTGACAGATTCATTAGCTTGTCTTAAAGCGTCTTGAACTAGTTTATCTTTTGATAATCCTTTTTTCATAGCTTCAATCTTCTTGTAAGCTCCAGTCATATTACCACTCATATCAAGCGCAATTTTAACAGCTGATGATACAAGAGATGAAGGGAATTTACTTCTATATTTTTCTCTTAGTTGTTTAAATTTCATTTTTATCCTCTTACTTTTGCAGCTAAATCTTTATCTGCTTTGCCCCAGGTTCCACTGGATTTTGTTACGAATGAATTGACTCTTGCCAATCCCCATTGAACTGCGTTTGTTCCAGGTCTATGACCTGTCTTCCAAGCTGCAACTCCTCTCTTAAATACTTGTTTTAATATACCTAAAGGCATACCAGACTTATCAGCTTTTTTCTTTAAAGCTGAATCGCTATTACCTTCTGTGACTACATAGTCTTCAAATGATAAATTTTCTGTCCATTCTCCATACATTTGGTTGTATTTCTTAGTATGTGAAGATGGTTTAGTTTTAGCTGTTGCATCTCCTGGAGCTGGTTTTGTTGATTTCTTTTTAAAATGTGCGTCTCTTTTTTGTTTAGTAGATTTAGAAAGACCATCAAAATACTTAGCAGGTTGTGAACCTTTTTTGTGTCCAATATCTGGATCTTCTCTTTCTACTACTTTAGAATGCGGTGTAGATTTAAGATAATTTTTAAGAGTATTTTTAGTACCTACTTCGTTATATTCAGCAAGTTCTACAGCATCTATCCAATATCTTTTCTTACCTAATACTCCTTCAAGTATTACATAGTTAGTTCCACATACAACAATCTTACCAGTTTCACCTGATTCTTTTACATTAACAATATCTCCTTCTTGGAGTAAATTACCACTTACGTATTCTTCTCTTGCTTCAGAGACTATTGGTAATTCAACATGTTGTCTAAATGTATTCTCTAGTTTTAATCCCATACCTTTACGTACAGCATTAAAAAGATCTGTTGGATGAAACCTAGCTGGAACTCCTTTCGCAAATCCAGCTAGATCATTTTGTTGAGCGGCATTACGCATTTTAGAGGCTGACATGCCAGTTGCACCTTCTGCATCTGGATCTCTTTCTCCTGCGCTTACTACATTTATTGCACCTTCGAAATTATAAAGACCATGCTTAGCTTGTTTACCATTATATTTATTGAGTAGTATATCAAACTCTCTTACTCTATCGCTACCAGCGACAAGTGTTATTTTGGTAAAGCCTTGGTCGTAAAGTTTTACTGCAATATCCAGTACTGTACGAACATCTTTATCGGCCATTATATTTCGTGCATGTTTAGGAAACATTTTACGAATAAATTTTATTTTATCTTTGAATTGAAGAGGATTTTTCTTTGCATCTACTGATTGTGATGCATATATGCGATACGAACCGCCACGTGATTGTTTTTTTAGAGCTTCAAATAGCTTTTCATGACCAATCGTTGGAGGATTAAATCTTCCAAATACGAATGATACTTCTTTAGTGTTTTCAGTTAAATAATCACTGAATGATTTTATCGACATTTATATCCTCGGTTCCCATTTAGCCTGGATTGTCCCAGCCTTTTATAATATCTTTGCTGAAATTATTAGTTGAGAATTCTAATCTATCAACTAACTTAACAGCTCCACCTTCCATACGATCTATAGCAACAAAACCTTCTGGGTTGGTTACTTTAAATCCGGACGTTGTTTTTACAAACGTACCAATTTTACTTAGTTTGTTTAGTTTATTTATAATAATTAATTTGCTATCTACTATAAGATTTTGCAAATCAAACACATTTTGTAGGTTTTTTAAGTTCTTTTTATCAAAAAACTTTAAAAGATCATCTCTTTTTGATATTTGTATATCTTTACCTTTTTGAGAAGATCTTTTATCTATTTGTTTAGCATATCGATCTTTAACAAACATAATTAAACCAGTAGCATGTTTCTTTGTATTAGTAATTCTCTGTCCTTCTCTGACCATACGATTATTATAAACATTTATTACTAGGTTTAATTCTTTATTTGATTCAATTTCTTTAAGTGTAGAAGCTGATATCTTTTTAAATATTTTACCTGCATCTGAAAGTTTCTTAGACACTGCTAAGCTATCAGCTGCTGTAAGAGTTGCAGTACCACTTAAATCTTTTAATGTAGCATCTACTTGCCATACGCTTGTTGATGATTTAAGTTTAGATGTAATGTCTTTACCAAACTCTGCTCTCATTGTTTCAAATGTTCCACCACTATATGATGTATGCCATACTATACCAACCTTTGCTTTTGCTATTTGTTTTGCAAGAGGTGTTCCTGTTGGAATAGCGTATGCAATAGTATTAGGATGAAATACAACATGTTTTATACCATCAATTGTTTCAGTTTTTAAATCGCTTTGATCGAACATAAAGTCGCCTTGTATAACATCTTTGATCCCAAGACCTTTTAAGTTATCAAAAGCTAATTTAAGCTTCTTTGAAAGATCGCCTGATGTATCGGCATCTATATCGGCATGACTCTTATATACTTTAGGGTCAGCATTAAAGATGCCTTTTTTTGCTACGAAGAATTTTCCATCTCTTGGATCTTCTCCTGCGAATAAGGCGGGAGCTCCGTCCCATTTGACAGTAACATCTACAGGTGCTTTGGTGTTACCGCTCAACATATCCCTCAGCGATCTTAGTGCGAGGATAGCCTGGCGAGCTCCCTTAACTCCACCGTCAAGTACAAGATCTTCAATATGTGTCATATGAGTATTCTTGCCTGCGGCCTCTGTTAAGTAATTAGTTAAACTTATCATGTATAAACCTTTATGTATGAGCTGGAATCTTCTGCTTTAGATCCAGCATAATTTATTATTTTAGTTATCCATCTATTTGATTTTGGCCCTGTATTAATATCTAGGTAATAACAAACATAAAGACATGCTAGTTTAGATGATATCCAATTTGTATCTTTGCTTAGAAGCTTCTTAGAAAAATCTTCAAAGGTTTCATTCTTATAGAAGTTGTTGTACATCTTATAGAATATTGCTAATCCTTTTTTATCCTTTTTCTTTGAAATTGCTTGTGCTATTTTGAATATTCCGCTTTTATGCTCTGGTAGTTTCTTACGAAATACCATTTTACTGGCATCTTGCATAATGCTCCAACCAGCGCCACCGCCTCTTGCGGTCTTAAGTACTATCTCACCTTTGATCGATCCACCAGGTGAACCATCTTTAAGAGCCATTTTACCATCGTCATAAACAATAGTTGCTCCTTTGTTTGACCAGAAATCTCCTCTTAAAGCGCCTTGTAAAAGTATCTTCGTAAGTTTATGATCGTCTGTATCGGGTGGTAGTTTAACATTAAATTCTGATAGTTTAGCTTTCTTCTTTACAAGTTTAAGTGATATAGCTACAAGAGTTCTATCAGCAAATAATTGTAATATCGATTCATTTAGCGATTTGACACTGTCAGACTTAAGATCTTTTATATTGAAACTTTTATCAACAGCCCAAATATCGCCTGGATTCCATTTGTCATCTTTTAACGCTTTCAGATTAGTATTTTTATATGCTATATTTTTAAGTGCATATATGCTATTCATGACTTTGTCATTTCTATGAAAGGTGTGACCTTTATGGATATATTTATTTTTAATGAGTTCCATTGCACTTAAATGAGAAGATGAGAACCAGTCTCCTTCAACACTTAATACTTCATCTATAGATGCGTCAACAAACGTTTTTTTGTATGCTGCTTTAAGTATATCTGCTGTGAAAAAATCTTCATCGTGCATTCCATGATCTATCATCGCCTGGCACATAACACATTGGTGAGATTCTGTTACCTTTGTATTAAGTGAACCGCCTCCAGATCCTCCGCCTCCGCCAAACACGGATGACTTACCAAGATCTGAGGTTGTATAATTCTTACCATCTATTCCCATAAATGGTATGGCAAACTTTTTATTTGACTGGCTCTTTTTAAAATCTGTTAGAAGTTTAAGAAGTTCTTCAGTCTTTTCAATCGTAACAGAACCACCCTTTGCTAACTCAATAGGTTTTTCCTGTTGAATAAGTCTTATAAGAATGTCTATACGAGGTTCTTTTGTAATACTGTTATCTTTATTTAACTCTGCTGGAGTCATTTTAACAGCTTCAAGAATAGGTTTGAAAGATTTAAAGTTTGTCATAAATCTATTTATAAGAGTTTATATCTTATTTTCGTGGATTGGATATAATATGTCCCTTATTATCAAGACGTATTATTTCTTCAGTGATTAATTTATCTACTGTGCGAGAGGCTCCTTCACGTATACCAATACGAAAAGATTGCCAAGAAGATGCAAGTATACATGTAGCAAAAAGTACATATTCCATTAGATACTTTGTCTTACTGTTTCAGTCGTGTATCCTTTATCTCTCATTTGGTTTTCGAAAACCATTGCAGCTTTAAGTGTGTCAAACATATAGTCTGCGATAACATAGTTTCCATTCTTTACTATCACACAGAATGCTGTAAGTTTAGCTTTGTGGATTTTATCGTTCGTATACATATACATCCATTCTCTCCGCTAATCCTAATGGTAAACACTGATCAAATCTTCTGCGATACGATCCTTGTGCAAGAGCATGTTTAACTCTTGGACCACGTCCTTGGCATTTAACATAAAACTGTACGAGCTTTTGCGGCCCGAATGTCAAGCTTGCTTGTGACGCTCTTTTTCTTAATACAGCATTTTGCTTTTTAACAAGATTCCTGATTGTCTGTAACTCTAACATAGAGCTGACATCTTTTGGATCTACTGTGGTAATATAACTACTTGAATATCTCATTTTTTCTCCTTGACTTTTCTTGATTGTTTTATTTTCTTATCTAGTTGTTTTTCTGATTTTCTCATATAGTCCAACCAAGTAACTACTTTTGTTTCGTTGTATGGCATTTTAGACATTAGTGAAATACTCTCTTTGTTCCATTTTCTATAATAAAGTCAAGTTGAACTTCACCTATAAGATCAAAACCATTTTTGTATCTAATAGAGTCATTAAGTAGACTCCAATCTGAATCTTGAGTAGACTTTGCAAGAGCTAGTTCTACTAAATCTAATTCAATCTCTACAGACTGACCTGTTGCTAGGTGAGTACCTATTAAACCATTAACCATGAAGAACCTCCATGTTTTCGAATCTCATTTCTACAAGACGATTGATGATAACATCTCTATCGACCGTAGCAACTCTCATATCGAAAGATTCACACATACCTGGTAGCATTTTACCGCCATCAAGCTCTTTTAGAATACATGAAGTATTCATTTCTACCACATCGGCCAAGATTTGCTCTTTGACCATTTCATTGTTGTTATTTGACATTTTTTCTCCTTATCCAATAATATAATTATATTATACCATAGTTTCACGGTAATGTAAACGACCTGAGTGAAAATAATTGAAAATAATTGGCAGAAAAGTGTTGATCTTAAAAAAGGGGAGTATGAAACTCCCCCACGAATTGTCATTATGAAAGGTTATTATACTTCTTTTGCGATAAAAGTGTAAATACCGTAAGCAAGGGCTACCCAAGCTAATAAGTCTACTAAGCCACCTAAAAGTAGGTAGGATAATGAAAGCCCAATGATTAAACTTCCATCCCAAGATGTACGTTCAGCCCATCGGTCCATTAACCATGCTTTTGCGTTATTTAACATATTCATATATTTCTCCTTTATATTTTAAAGTCGGCAAACGAGTCATTACTTTCGCGTTCACCAAACTTGTTTATCGGCTTATCTGGTATCATGTCAGACATAATATCTGATTGAGCCGACTCCTCTACATCATATAGTTTCATGCGGGAACGATCAACTCCAATTACAAATCTTTTATATTTGGTTGGATCGTTATATCTATTTTTCAATTGCTTTACCATTAACTGGCCAAGTTCTTCTAGTTCCTCTGTTGAAATAAGAGCAAACATAAGATCCGCCGTTGCAGGTAAACCAAACGATTCAGATGTATCTTCAAGACCGACATCAGTATTACTGAAACCAGACCTAGTGGTCTGAGTTGCCGATACTATTGGAACATTGAATTCCACAGCAAGACCACGAAGTTCTTCCGCGATTGCTTTTATATAGGTATAACTATTTATACTTCCTCCCATCCCTTTCATACGACTAGATGCACAAATGTTTAAATAATCAATATAAATCATATCGGGACTAAAGTTCTTTTTGAGACGTAACTCATTAAGTAGAGCTCTAAAATGCCCTGTATGAGCTGAGCCAGTAGGATATTCCTTAACTATAAGTTTACCTGTAGCAGCTTTTGCTATCTTTCCAATCTTATCATCGAATACATTTTTAGGTAATGACCCAAGCGATTCAATTGGCAAATTCATTAAGTTAGCATCTATACGTTCTGCAATACGTTCTTCTGCCATTTCCATTGTTATATACAAAACATTTCTACCTTGATTAAGGACTCCAGCTGCGCAATGACACATAAATAAAGATTTACCTACGCCTGTTCCAGCTAAAGCAATGTTAAGAGTCTTGTTAGGAAGACCACCTTTTGTTATTTTATTAAAATATTCTAGATCAAATGGAATTCGATCTTCTGTTCTATTGTAAAACTCAAACCTTTCATCTGAGTTATCGATATAATCATGGCCGATTGCTTCATCAAATGAAACACCAAGAGCTTCCGAAAGTATTTCAGGTATAGCACCTTCACTTCGTTCTTTGTCTTTGCCATCAATGATTCCTATTGAATCCATAATAGCATTATAGACAGCTCTTTCTTTACACCATTTTTCTGATTCAACAATTAAGTAATCAGTATCGATATCAGATTTAACTGCGATTTCTTGTATCAACCTTGATGAATTATTAAGCACATCTTCAGGAGCTTGTATTTTCTTTAACTCAAGCTCTAATATTTTGGATGTTGGTAGTTTATTGTGGCTTCCTACAAAATTAACGATGAGATCGAATACCGTTTTATGTGTACCTTCAAAATACTCATTTTTGAGATAAGGTACTACGCGTCTACAGTAATCTTCATTATTGAGAAGATGATTCAGTATGTGCGTTGGTAGTTGATTCGTCATGTGCAATTCCTATTGTTGATAAATTATTTTCTTCAGCGTATTCTAAAGAATCTGTTATTATATATTGTAGTACAGCTCCAAGATAATTTTTGAATGTTTCATCTTTATCTAATTCTTCTATACTAAACTCGGCAGGATCTTTTACTGTGTAATTAAAACTTAATGTAGCCATATCTAGATTAGTATCTTCTTTAACTCCAACCTGTCCATAAACTACAATAATATCTTTCCACGTACCTGTCTTGAGAAGAACGCCTTGAAAAGCGCTCTCATCATTTTCGACTATTGAGTAGTCTTTTTTCGAAACATTATACATCTTCGATCTCTAAGTCTAAGTCAATATCAAGTAGTGGCTTATGACCGATTGAGTAGTAAGTTTTAACAAACTCTTTAAAGTTAGTTTCTTCAAAGATAGGAATCCAGAATTTTTTAGATAGAGTATCTTTTTCTCGTACTTTAGTATCTTCGATTTCTCCTGTTTCCATATTGACTCTTGCGTACCAACCAACATTTGGTTTAGTAACATAGCCACCAGCAAGCGCAACTTCAAGTAGACCTGAATAAGTTTCAATCCCACCTTCCCATGTAACGCTTACAGGTATCTTAGACTTTTCTTTTACAAACCTTGATTTCTCAACATTAATAACAAAGTGATACCCTTTGATTTCTGTTCCTTTTTTATCTTGTTTTCTACCTAGAATCCAGATGTTATCAGCTGAGTAGTAGATACCTGTTCCACCACCAACAACTTGTTTTGGAAATAATCCCATCTCTTGATAAGTATGATTCACAGCAAGTAAAGGGATGTTCTTCATAGTAAGATAAGGAGTAACCATTCTAAACAGTCCCTTTAATGCTTTAGCTCTTGACATATCAGCAACTGATTTCTCGTTGATAGCATCTTCCAATTCTTTTTTGGATGCTAAGTTACCAATTGAATCAATAACAATAACGACTTTATCGTCTCTATCGATATTCTCCAATTGACCAACTAAATCAAATTTAAGTTGCTCGACGTCTGTGATTGGTGTATGCAATACTCTATTAGTATCAATACCAAATGATTCAAAATACTGTTGAGGTGAACCAAACTCTGAATCATAGAATAACATAACAGCATCTTTGTATTGATCAAGATATGCTGCACCCATCAATAAAGCAAATGATGTTTTGAAATGCTTTGATGGACCAGCAAGTACTGTTAATCCTGATGTAAGACCACCATCAATGTCGCCACTTAAAGCTACGTTGACCATTGGTACTGAGGTTGGTATGATGTCCTTATTACTAAATAATATTGACTCTTTTAGTATAGCAGTATCTTTGATTTTGCTATTCTTTTTTAATTTATCCATTATAGACATTATTTTCTTCTCCTTTGTTTATTAGGTTTTGTATACATATCTAGCATACGTTGTTCTTTACGTGTACGTGAAACTGCTTCAGCTTTTTTACGTTTACGCTTAGCTGTAGGTTTTTCATAGTACTCTCTTTCTCGTACTTCTTGCACGATTCCAGCCTTTTCACAGGCCTTCTTAAATTTTCTGAGACCGACGTCAAACGGCATAGGTTTGCTTGGTCGTTTATCTCTTGGGTTTCGATTAGGCTGAGGCCTTAAATCAATACTGGGCATAGTTACTCCTTGTTTTTATTTTCATTGTATATATTATACCATAAAATCAGTGAGTTGTAAACTGTTTTTTTCAAATTCATAGGTTCTTTTTTTGTTATCCTGAACTAAAAACTTAGTGTCTACCATCTCAAGCTGATTATTTAAATATTTTTGAACCATTCGAGCTGGATGTTCAGCCGTTGTCACTGGTACATTTTGACATATATGGTTCAACGATCTCTTAGGATCAAGTAATATGAAATCAAATGGCAATTTCATAAGCGATAACGCTTCACGTACTGTTAAGTATCGATCTTCGTCTGGATGAGTTAAACACGTTGGCATGTGTCCTACAAAAGCTCCTATTTTATCTTTAGGTATCTCTGTAGTTTTTCTCATAATGTTGCCACCTGATTTGAGCTTATGATATTGTCTATCGCATTTCTTTGCAACATTATCATAACCATTTTCTCGCATCCATACTGCAACTTCTTTATAGGTTGTTCTTTCTTCAATGTAATCCATTGGGTTTGTTGTTTTTTCTATTTTGTCTTGAAACTCTTTATGAGTAATTCCACCTTCTAATACTTCTAACACATATCTATAATATGGATTATCTGATGGTTTAGCATCGTTACAAAGTATCTGACTCATAGGATCGTTATCACATCGCTTGACGTCTCTTATGTCATCAGCAATTGATTGACCATTAACATGAATATATTCAAGCAATGGTACTTCATCTCCTTTCCAAAAGAAATAAAATGTGCGATCTCTTACTTGACTAAGTCCATGTAAAATAGATTTTGTTTTAAAGATACTAAATGTATATCCATGTTCTTCTCCAATCTTTCTTAATCTCTTTACTACAGGTTCTCCCATCTTACTTGCTAGCCTTGGAGCGTTCTCTCCCCAAAAGACTTTGGGTTGTACTTCTCCTAGAACATATTCTGCAGACTTATACATCCATTCGTTCATTGGATTAGTGCTTGACGCAGATGGACTTAGTGAGCTGAGCCCTGCACATGGGCATACAGTATTAATCACATCAACTTTTTCTGTGTAACTCGCTCCCTCTGAGAGGTTCAAATATGGGACCTCATGGTTATAATGGTTGTTTATGTGGCTTTCATTAGCTTGAAAGCCCTCAAACGTTAAAAAGTACTTTGGTTTTTCTCCAAAGACATTTTCCATTGCTATTGTTTCTCCACCTATTAGTGGTACTATACTTGCGTAACTCATCCGAAAAACTCCTCTAATCCTTGAGGTTCTATTCCATTCCAATGCGGATAGAACTCTCTAGATAAATGTATTGATTGTGGCTTCTCCATATATTTAAAATCGAGCTTGCCTTCTTGGTTATATAAGTATTGAGTCCATCTTATAATGCCATATTCTTTTTCAATATAATCATTAAATTGATTTCTCCAATCATTTCTTTCTTTCCACGAACCATAAAATGGTTGTCCTTTATAGAAACCTGATTGTGGTATTCTTCTGCTGACATCTTCAATTGGAAGCAATTCATAAATTTTAGCATTATACTTATTTGCTTCCTCTATATATCTATCAGCTAAATCTTCTACTTTTTGTTCTAATCTTATTGCATGATGTCTTACATCAATATTGCCAAAGTAACATTCAAGCTCTTCATAATCATGTGGAATAAATTTATCAAAGCCTTCATTTAAAGCTCCATTTAAAGTTTTGAATGGAACACTATTGACTGTCCAGCCTGGGCGATACATACAAATTGAATGGCTATCTCCTATTACAACTTTAGGCTTTGGATTAATATAATCTATTCTTTCAGCTTCGTTAAACATTCTTTCAAGATTCTTTAAATCTACATCAGCCCATTCTGGCTGAACTTCTCTTTTAGCAGATGCTAATTTGTTCTTTATCATCTCGTGATATGGTGGAAAGTCCATTCCAATTGAATAGACCTTACCTTCAAATTTAGAAAAGTTGACAGTATTTTCTACATAAGGAAATCCATAAACTCCACCAAACATGTTAAGTCCACCGCTGTAATCGCTACCATGATATACCCATAAGGCGTCGTACGAGTTGTGGTCAGTGATTACACCTCCGTAATTGACATCACAATGTCCGTGCTGTTGACGGATCTGGTCGCCGTATATAACGCCTTGAGCTCCTCTGTGAGAACCTGGCCTTTTGGCTATGGGTATAAATGGACAGTTAATTATATTCATTCAAAAAATTCCGTAAGTGTATTTGTTTTTTTGACTCTTGCTACACGTCTACGTGCACAAGCTTTTTCGTCTTCTCTTATTTGTAAGTATACTCCAAACTGGCATGATAGAACTTCTGTTCCATAATACTTAAGAGAATCTTGTGGGTAGTTAAATAGTTTTCTACCATTCTTTTGTTGTATGTTAAATGCTTCTTCATGAAAGACAACATCTTTTATGAGTCCTATTTCTTCTGCGTTTTCTCTCATAAAATATATTGCTTCAGCGTGTAACTTTTTTGGAGCATCTGGCCAAAGAAGACTTATAGTATATACTGCTCCTGGACCTGGTGAAACAAATCTTTGATCATGATGATACTTCATTTGTGGTAATACCGACGATGAAGCTGCGCCGTGAAAACCGTAGTAATGTCCAATGCCTGGTTGTTCTCTTAAAAGAGTATAAATCTCTGACATATGATCGCATAGTTGCATACGAGCTAAAAAGCCAGTATCTCTAAATGATGATACCCATTCACATACATCTACTGCATGAAATTTTCTATCCGGATCATGATACTTAGTTCTACAAAAGTTTCTAGAAGCTGTTTGTATTGAAGTATGGAGTTCTGTTGTTCCCCATATTGGTTGTTTGTTTTTAATTGCTTTGTCTAAATTACTACGTACAAAGTCTATATACTCTTTATCGTTATCTGCTATTCTATCAAAATCTACAAAGACTCCATCTTTGCCTGAAGCTAAGAAATGGACTCCTCTTCCTCCATAGAAATGAGAGATAAAAGTATTGCCAACAATATTCATTATTGATGTATCGAGACTTGCAATCTCTTGACCAATAAATCTCATACGATCATCAAGTGTAATTGTTGGATGGAAATACTCTACGTCTTCTCCAAGACCAAAGTCATTCATTCCATGTCTATTAACAGCTTTATATTCTTCGTTAATATAACCAAGCTGAATACCTGATCTTTGGTTTACTTTATATAGAAACCAATTAAACTCTTTCATGAGCTCTTTGTCATAGTTTGACCAATCGTAATTGTATAAGTTAGTATGCAACGCGTTCCTCGTCTTTTCTTTTTAAATGTACTATTTGTACATTAGGACATCTCTTTTCAATTTCTTTAATTTGAATAAGATCATCTTCGAAATGCATCACGACTTCTATACCAAGATCATATAACATATTAATCATTTGACCTTTAAAGATACCAGAAGCTTTTCTACCATAGATTGGATTGTCATAACGATCAAGAGGATTCATATATACTGTATTATATATGCCTCGTGAGTTAAGCATTTTTTCAGTCTCTTCTCTATCATGGTATGGCCGCCCTGTAATAATAATATCATTATCACAAGGTCTTACGCCCGTAGTGTCATCTCCAAAATATATGACACCATCAATATCGAAACTATTTACTTTCGTAGTCATTCTCTGAATCTTGGAAAGTGAACAATAAGTCTTTTGCTTTAGGTCTATTCTCTTTTAATTGAGGCCTAGTCATGTCTGTTACAACACGTCTTGCTAAAGCATCACACTCAAATTTAGCATCTTCGGTTTTAAGTTGGACTGGTGGAGTTTTTTGTGTCCACGCTGATGGTCCTCTTAAGTAACCAACAATGCCCATCTCTGAAGCTACCTTACAGAATCTAATTGCTGAAACAACGACTCCACCTGAGTTAGGCGAATCTTGAACTGAAAGTCTTGCTGACATTTCATATCTTGCTCCTGCAAATCCATAAGCAACTATATCAAAGTTTGCTATTTTATTATCAGATGAGATATAATCTCCACCTGGTTTCTGTTGTACAGTTAAAGAAGGACCAGCAAAGAGAGTCATACCTGCGGTAGATTCATCTCTTACGATATTTTGTCCTTTTAATACATTCTCTTTAGAGATATGTTTGTTCTTTAATCTATATTGTTTTGCCATATTCAAGAAGTCAGTATTTGCTGTTCTTCCTGTTCTAATATGCTCTTGTCCTTGAGTAGAACCACAAGCCATATTCATTTGAATATGTTGTGTAATCATAAGACCAGAATCTAGCATAGCACCTTGCAGTACTTCAGACATTCTTGATGCTCCCCAAGCTGATCTCATATCAGAACCAATGAATGATAACCCAGCATCGATAAATCTTTGCTCAGTTTCAGTTGCATCGTCTGTTGAAATCAATGTAGGAATACAATTAACAAAATGGACTCCAGCTGCTAATGCAACATCAATCCAATACCTTGAAGCTTCTTCTGAACCTACTGGTAAATAGTTAATCAATACATCTACGTTGTGATACTGTAGTAATTCAACTGTTCTATCGAAAGACTCAGCTGGTACAGCACCATTTACAAATGTAACTTCATCAGGATAGTCATGCATGTGTGGTGCAATTCCGTCCATTTCTGGAGCTGAATAGACCAATGCATCTTTACTGACGCATGATGTATTACTATCCATACTGATTTTATCGACATGATCCATTGCACAATTTGGTTGTGCACGTAAAGCTTTTGCCAATTTCTTATTGACTTTTCTTTTATCGATATCAAATCCAACTACAAATTCGATGTCATGTACAGAGTATCCTCCGACATCTTCATACATAAGACCGATTTTGTCTTCTGGATTTTCGTTATAATATTGAATTCCCTCTACGAGAGATTTCGCGCATGATCCGACACCTATGATGCCGGCTTTTATTTTTGATGACATAATTTTTCTCCTTGTTTATATCAGTTTATTTGAGTGAGGAATTTGGCTGGGAGACCCAGAGTAGCTCACTATATACTATTAGTTATAACACTTAGCAAACCACTTCCGAGGATAATGACCGCTGCTGTGTTTAAAATTATCAATGCTCTATCTTTCCAGATAAGAGCTACTATTAACCAACCAAATGTTCCTATTAAGGAAAATGTTTGGTCATAGAACGCAAGATCAGGATTAGACCTGCTTGCCATTGCCATTAAAAGAATAGCAGATGCTATCCATTTTATATACCAATCGATTGTATACTTAGGAGTTGCACTCTTAAATATACGTTTTGAATTCTCTAATTCTTTTGCGTCAAACTTTGATTGACTCATATTCTATACCTGCTTCTTCAAATAATTGTTCTGTTAATGTATCGCTTTTATTCCATCTATCTGGAGTATCTTTTGAGAAAGCCATCACTCGTTTGACTCCGACTTGTATTAGACCTTTTGCACATTCACTGCAAGTTGGTAGTCCATGTACATAAACTGTCGAGCCTTTTAAAGATACTCCATTTGATGCTGCGTTATAAATGCAATTCATTTCTGCATGTACAACGTATTTGTATTTTTCTTCTCTAATATCATATCTTTCATCAGTATCTTCAATACCTCTAGGGAAACCATTGTAGCCTTGAGCTATGATTTCTCCATTTTTACCAATTGCAACAGCACCAATTTGACGGCTTGGGTCTTTTGACCACGTGCCAAAGTGCCATGCAAGAGCAAGATATCTCGTATCCCAATTACTCGACAAGATCAAAGTGTCTCTCATATACGTGTAAGTTTTGTACTTGCCAATAAATATCGCCTAAGCCAATATGATTATTAGGTTTCTCTTTATTAAGATCAGCAGCCAAATCTACTAAGACTTGTTTCTGCCATGCATAATCGTTTTTGTAGCCAAATACTACGTCATTAGATCTCATTTGAACTACGCAATGTAATTTATAATCTCTAATGTAATATGTTACTGCATTTGTACAGATAAAATCATTCTTGTTGTTTTCATCGAACTCTACCCATATGCTTGGACGTTGATAAACCATTGAGGCTCTTCTTGAGTCCATGTTATAAGTAAGTTCGTGTAATACGTTTGCGTATTGACAATAAAATTTAGGGCTATGAATAAGATGTCCATAGTTAGAATTGATTTGACCAAACTCATTAGCTGTCATTTCCCATGCAGCTGGAGCATCTTTTCCGTCTGGATAGATGTCATTGATGTTTGTAGATTCTGAATAGTACCAATCAAGTTCTGCTCGGATATACTCTTTATTTGGAGTACCAAAGATTGATGGTTTATCTGCTAAGAATGAAGCACCGATAATTTCGACTGTCTTACAGCCAGTTTTATCTGTTGTAAACTGTTCAGCATGTAATGCATTGACAAATATTTCTTGAATATCTTTAGTCGTTTGCATTTTGAATCCTGTTATTAAACATATCTCTTGTTGGATCTTGGCCTTCCATTTTACCACGTGAATACGATACTGCAAAAGAACAATAGTTAATCATGTCTTTATAAGTATCTTCAAGTGATTCGAAGTTTGGATCGTCTTGTGATTCAAGTAATGAAGTTGCTCTCATAACTTTACCAAGAATAATATCGTGTATTGTATCAACGCCACGTCTATAGTGCATTGCTTGTACAACTGTTGATTCAGAACTTTGATAGTCCTGTGATTTTTTTGATTGTAGTTCTGCGCATTCTTGCAGGACTTTTAGGCTTTCTTTCATAATGTCTCCATAATTTAAATGATATATCTATTATATCATAGTTTACGCTAAATGTAAACAAGTTTTTTCAATAAAGTTAAATCCATTCCACTCATAGTATCCACCAAGTTTATAGTAGGTATCTTGAGCTGGATCGTTTGTAAATATAAGAGCTTTATCAGCTGCAGGTTTACCCCAGTCTTGAAGACGTCTTCTATGTGTATTAAGTCTTTCTAATACTGATGGTATATATTGTTGGATTTTAGTACATTTAATTTCTACCCAATCTCCATCTGGATCGATGACGTCGTGAAACTCTTCAAGGTTATCAGTGTAACCCATTTCTTGAATGAGAAACCACTCAGCCGTATGTCCGTACTTTACAGTTTCGACTATAGCTTCAAGTTTTCGTCCTTTTCGTGTACTTGGCTTTGAATAGATTTTCTGAGCTTCATCAAGAGCTCTTTCATGAAAACCGTCATAATTTAAATTTTTCTTATCAAACATTAAGGAATTTATTCTCCTAAAACTGCTTTGATATGTTCTGCTTCTACGATAACTGCAGCGTGTCCATCTACGTTAACTGGCATTGATTGAGCCCAGTCTAGAAAAACTCTTTGACCTTTCATAATGTGATTTACTTCTGGACCTACAGATAATACTAAGCCTGGTTTACTTCCTTTATCAATTGACTCAGTTAGTATTATACCACTTGCTGTTTTCTGTTCTTTTTCTGCTTCTGTAACAAGTACATTTGTTCCTAACATTTTCATTTTCTTTGCCCATAAGGATTTTTATATTTTTTAGCTGCATAAGTATCTTTTGCATCTCTTACTAACCAGTATATTACTACAAAGTTAACAAAAGGAACAAATAAACCAAATGTCCACCAACCACTATGACCTCTATCATGAAGTCTTCTTACATTAAGTGATATACTTTGAACTAATGTCATAAGTAACCACAATGCTCCAAAAATTCCACTATTAGAATTATCTGAAAATGGTTCTAACCAATTAAAGAATGTCAAACCTATTAAGTTATCAACTCCCATTGCGACTAACATTACTAGTGTAGCATAAAGACTAAAGAACCAATATTCTGGTCTTGTACTTCTTCCGTTAAAATCTGTTGCTCTATTGACCAACACTGTCTTCATGTTATTCATGAAATGACTTACTATTTTCATATTTTTCTCCTATTTGTAGAATATGTGATTATTTATAACAACTGTACGATTAAGACTAGAAGCCCAATACGGATCTACTTTATCTGAATGATAGTGTGTCGATCCTTCTGTAATGTCTCCATATTTTTGTTGTACAACGTCTCGTGCTATGTGCATCGATAAGAGCCATGTTTGACTATCCACTGGATCATCTGATTTACCATCACAGAACCAGCTAAACTGGCATTGATTTTTAATAGGAACAAATTCATTCTTCCAATTAACTCTTAATTTTGCTTGATAGACTACCTCACATATATTATCTGGATACGATGGATGCTCTACTCTATTAATTACTACTTGAGAAACTGCAACTTTACCAGCAAGTGGCTGATTTCCAGCTTCGAAATAGATGTTCTGCGCAAGGCAGTAAATTTCATTATTCGGATCTGATGCTTCTAAAGAAAGAGGATAGATCATGATAAATCCAAGAGCTAATCCAGTAAAGAATCCATACAATCCATTTATTATTATATTCCAGTCATATTTCATATATTATTCTTAAACACGAATTCAATAGCTCGTGCAGCCTCCTTTTCTAAATCTCTTTTGCCATACCAACCACCAGTTTCAGTGTCAAGATCGCGGCAAATATATTCGATCTCTTTTGGAGTAATAGGATATCCTTTACTCATAGCATTACCTGCTGTTGTTAGCATTATTTGATACATCTTTGAGTACCAACCTGTTCCACTAATTGTTTTGTATTCATCAACTTGTTTCTTGTTAACGAAAGGACAATCACGATATGATGTCCAACTGTAATTTGTATTTTGTAGTTCGTTTCTTTTTCTTTCAATTAAAGCTTTTTGTATTGCTGGTGGAAAACGATCAAACATTGTTTGGTTAGGTTTAACGTATGGATATTTTTCCATAAGGTCATATGGGTTCATAGTCTCGCCATCATGGGAAAATATAAAGTTAAAACTGTTCTTATATTTAGCAGGAACGTAATACATTCTGCTTAAGTCTTTGGTTTGAGCATCAGCAATATCGCCAATCTCTTTGTTTAAAGCATACCAAAAATGCTTAATGTTATCTTTATCGACATTAGTTGTCAATGGAAATACTAATCGAAACTTTGGAGTTTCAACTGTAGAAGATGCTGTTGAATAACAAACATAACGATACTTATCGTATTTTGCTTCAATATCTTTCATATCTCCTTCATAGTCATCAATATCTAAAATACCGAAGCCACCCCAACCTATAACATTGTCATTTGCTCGAGTAGTATTAGGTTGATAGATTGCTGGACTTAAGAGTGGAGCATCTTTCTTTGTTGGATATTTTGTCGACTCAGATAGCTTATAAAGGATAGCCTCGAACTCGTCGAAGCTTGTATAATCCATACGCTTATCTGTTTTGTTGTCGTATATACTATCGAATATTGTTAAACTTACCATGATTTCCTTCGTGAGAAGGAGCCTCCCAACCTTCCGGCTTGATTAAGTCTGGTAATCCAAGTGGATTAGGTCTTTCTGGTTTGACGCCTACTTCTTTATTCATATTAGCTTTAAGTACTTGGTCCCATGCAGTATATGGATTAATTCCATAAGCATCGAGTGTACCAATTGCTACAACACATAAGTCGATAAGACCATCAACTATTTCTTCTGGATCGCTTTCAGCAAAAGCTTTTTGAGTTTCATCTAGTTCTTCTCTTAAGAAGTTAATTCTAAACTCAAGATACTTACGCATCTTTTCTTTATCGTCTTGATTTTCAAGCATCCAGGCTTTAACGCCATACTTGTATTGCATTTCTGCAATATCTTTTACCCAGTCAAAGCTCAT